GCTTTCGTCTTGACGTGATCCGCAGTGCAGCCACCTCGCAGAACGGCTTGCAGCGCGTGCGCTGGTGGTTGAAAGATCAAACCCTGTACCGCGCCGCCGCCACGCCACGTGATCGCTACCCGCTGCCCGCGCCGAAACAGGCAGTGGCGGTGCTCGACAGCATCAGCGATCTGCAAGTGCGCGTCTGGGAACCGGAGATGGGGTGGCGCCAGCTCAGCGGCAACCGCAAAGAAAATCCCCAAGGCCTGGAAATCCGCCTGACCCGGCAGACGCCTCAAGGCGAAGAACACTACCGCCAGGTATTGGGCCCACTGGATTAGTCTCTGGGCAATGCGTATTGCCCTGACACGCACAGCAACTGTAACGTCGAAAGTCAGTTACCGAGGAAATCTCATTGCACGACTCTAAACTTCTCGAAGATCTACGCGCTCGCTTCAACGCTGGAGAGCCTCTGGATTTCACCTTTTTCTGGGGACACCAGCGAAGCAAAAACGCCGTCACGGCTTCGTGCTTCAGCCAGTGGTACGAAGCCGAATTCGTTGTCGAGGGGCAACGCTACCCGACAGCCGAACACTTCATGATGGCCGAGAAGGCAGCGTTGTTCGACGATCAGGAAATTCGTGCACAAGTGCTGCAGGCCCCGACCCCGAACGCCGCCAAAGCCCTCGGCCGCAAGGTGCGCGGGTTCAACGACCCACTCTGGCTGCAACACCGATACGACATCGTCGTCCGGGCAAACCAAGCCAAGTTCTCCCAAAACCCGGAGCTGAACGAATACCTGATGCGCACTGGATCTCGGATCATTGTCGAAGCGAGCCCGGTTGATGGCATATGGGGAATTGGGCTCGCGCAGGATCACGCAGATGTGAACGATCCAAATCTGTGGAAAGGCCTGAATCTTTTGGGGTTTGCACTGATGCAGGTTCGAGACGGCAGGGTCGAATCGTCCTGAGTTTTATCAGCGGTGGCGTCAGCAACGAAAAAGCCTTGGCGTGTGCCAAGGCTTTTCTACGAGAGATTTATTCCGATTTAGCTTGCACTACCCGCAAGTCATAAATTGCAGGTGTATTGATATTCGAAGGGGAAGAATACGGTATCGACCACCAATGAAAATGGCGCGTCGGTCAATAAAAAGGGAATCAACTTGCCTTTGGATGTACCGACCAACCACCAGTCGAGCCGAACACCGATGTAAGGACATCGGTGCTTGTCATAATCCATCCGCATGGCCGTTGCTGCACAGCCGCTTGAACTGGCGATCAACGCCAGCAACATCAGTTTGCGAAACACTTAATATCCTTATTAGATGTTGATACTGAGCTGTGTAAACGGGGTTGCAGAGGACGTTCCCTCTACGACAGGCCACCTACACACGGTATTCCTCGCCATCAGTACCAACAAAAAGGTAGCGAAGCTGTATCCGCAACGAAGGTAAAAGGTAAAGGCTTGGCCGAGGGGTGGGACAAACAAGTCAGCAAAGCGGTGGTCGGTCAGACCATGTCCACCGATGATGGCTCCAGTCAGGCCCAGGCAACCATCCACAACGAAGTGCGCGTAGACTTGCTGCAAGCCGATGCCAAAGCAGAATCCAACACGCTTAACCGATACTTTGTGCGGCCCTAGTGCGATCTGAATTTTGCACCGGGTCGAAAATATCCCCGTCTGATCATCGACGCTCCGCATCTGGAGGACACCAAGCTACTGGTAGAGGCTCGAAAAGAACTTGTTCCGCTTGGGCTGGAGTTTGAGCAGTCCGTGATACGGGATAAACTCAGCATCCCCAAACCTGCGAAAGGCGCAAAGCTGCTGGGTGTTCCTGCGCCTGTCGAACCATATGTATTGGCGCAGGCAGCCAACCGCGAACAGAAATCACAACGACCAGTCGCACCGCGCGACATAGTTGATAACCAGGTGCGGACGCTGGAACAGGTCGTAGCTGTCCCGCTGGATGACATGGTCGAGCAGATCAAAGAACTGCTCGACTCAGTCAACAGCCTAGAAGAGTTTCGGGATCGCTTGATTGAAACCTATCCAATGATGACCAACGATCAATTGGCGGATGCTATTGCCGACGGACTGGTGGCTGCAAGCTTGGCTGGGAGGTATGACATTTTTAGGGGACTGTAGTCACGGATGCATTTTTTTCTTTTGCTGTTCGTATTCCGCTCGTAAATCTGAAAGCTCCTTTTCTAAGCTGTCCATCTCATGCTTCAAAGGTTCGCAACTATCACGATGTTCCGCGTAGTACGCATCAAAAGCTAGCAAGGCGCGCTGAGGCGTATTTCCCTGTGCAGTCAATACATCAATAATGATGATTTTATTTTCTTTCAGCGCTCCGAGACCTGCCCACGCTACCGCAAACTTTAGCTTTGCGTTTTCCCAACGAGCTTTAGCTGCGTCAATGTCGCTTCTCGTAATCATCACACTTACTCCTTGTTGGTGGACATGCAGGGTAAGTGATACGTGAAATTTCATGCAAGGTGAAATATGATCGTTTCACATGGGAACCTTCCATTTCATGAACAAATTGACTATTTCAAAGCAGGTAAATTTACCAAGTCGTTCTTGGACGGAAGTTTACAAAGCCGAACATGACTACGCCTTCGTCGTTGCAGGTGCAATCAAACGCAGTCTGTTGACCGACCTGCGCGGCGCGGTCGAGAAGTCCATCGCCAACGGCACAACCTTGGAACAGTTCCGCAAGGACTTCGACCAAGACGTCGGCAAACACGGCTGGCAGTACTAGGGCGAACGCGGCTGGCGCACCAACGTCATCTGGGGAAACCAACCTGCGCCAGTCGTACAACACTGGTCGTGAAGTGCAAATGGCCGACCCCGAGTTGCGCAAACGCCGCCCCTATGGCCTGTATCGACACGGCGACAGCGCCCATCCGCGCCCTACTCACCTAGCATGGAGCGGAACGATATTGCCTTTGGATGACGCGTGGTGGGCGACTCATACCCCGTCGTGCGGTTGGGGGCTGTAAGTGCAAAAATCATGCTATCGGCCAGAGATGGAGAGCGCCAAGGCCTGACAATCAGCCCTGTGCCCGCGATTGAGTGGGAAGAGCGAATCATCGGCAAGAACAGCCCCAATGGCCCCCGCACTGTTCGTGTGCCCAAAGGCATTGATCCGGGTTTTGAATATGCACCCAGTCAATCACGCTTGACGAACGCCGTGCCCCAGCCGCGCCCCCGTGATCCCCTGCCAGCAATGTCAGCAACGCCGGCCACAGTCCCGGCACCGCAAGCGGTGACCCAGTTCCTGAGCGAGTTCAGCGCCACCGATACCACCCCTGCCATATTTCGTGACGTAACCGGCGATACGCTGGTGATCGGCCGAGCGATGTTCACTGATGCCAAAACCGGCGCGACAGCGCTAACCCAACAAATCAAGGACCGCGAACTGCCTTTACTGGCTGAAGCCATCAAGACACCCGACGAAATTTGGGCGCGTCAGGAATGGCAGCCAGATCTAGGCAAGGCCGTACTGCGGCGTCACTATCTCGCGCACATCCAAGTCAAGGACAAAGCTGCTCCCGCCGTGGCCGTGTTCGACCAGGACGGCGATAGCTGGACAGGAGCAACCGGTTTTGTTGACGACAGCGAGCAGTACCTTGAGGCCTTGCGAATCGGTGTTCGCCTTTATCGACGCACAGAATAGGAGAAACCATGGCCGGTGCAATGCTCGATGTCGTCATTGACACAACCAATATTGGCAAAGCCCTGGGCGAACTGGCCGAACGTTTGGGAGACCTGACAATCCCAACTCAACGACATTGCCGAATACCTCCACCAGTCCACTGACGACCGCTTCAGCAGGTAAGTTGCACCAGACGGCTAGCCCTGGGCACCGCTGGCCCCTTCGACGCTAGCCCGAAAGAAAGGTGGAAGTATCCTGCGCGACAAAGGCACGCTGCAGGACACGATGCAACACCGTGTAAGCAACAACGCATTGGCGTTAGGTACTGATCGAGTCTACGGCGCCATTCACCAGTTCGGCGGCGAGATTGAGCACGCAGCAAGATCGCAGCAGGTTTACTTCCGTCAGGATAAGGATGGTTCTGTCGGCAACCGTTTTGTGCAGAAGCAGAAATCCAATTTCGCGCATTGGGTGACGCGCGGTGCGCACTCAACAGACATGCCAGTGCGGCCTTATCTGGGGCTATCCACAGAAGATGACGCGGAGATCATTTTAATCGTGCAGGATTATCTATTGGATGTGGTGGAGAGGTCACGGGCCTAAAAGCTTGTCCGCGAAGCGCAGCGCTAAACCGAATCCAGTGCCGCAAATAACGCTACGAAGAGGCGTTAGACATGCGTTAGATTGGTTTGGTGGCTTGTTAAATTCCGGCTTCGCCATCGCCGATCTACGTACGGAGTTCTTCAGAGCATGGAGAAGCGCTATCAGGTTTTCGTAAGCTCCACTTTTACCGATCTGCAGGATGCAAGGAAGGACGTGATGCAAGCCCTATTAGAGCTGGACTGCATTCCCTCCGGCATGGAGCTTTTTCCTGCTGCAGACGAGGATCAGTGGAGCCTCATAAAAAAAGTTATTGAGGATAGCGATTACTACATCGTAATTCTTGCGGGTAGATATGGTTCAATTGGCCCGGACGGCTATAGCTACACTGAGATGGAATATCGATATGCAACGGAGCTTGGAAAGCCAGTAATCGGGTTTATCCATAGCAAACCTGATTCTCTACCCCAGGGTGACTCGGAGCGAAGCGATGAAGGTATAACAAAATTAGCAGCCTTTCGCGCGCTCACCCAGCAAAAAATGTGTCGTTTTTGGGATAGTCCGGCTGATCTCGGCAGCAAAGTAAGCAGAAGTTTAATTCAGTTAATCAAAAGCAAGCCCGGTGTTGGGTGGGTACGTGGCAATTTAGTACCCACCGAGAGTGCGTCTCAAGAAATTTTGAACCTGCGCCATCGAATAGAAGAATTAGAGCATGAGATCGCGTCAGCACGCGTTACTGAGCCCGAAGGCTCTGCTGACTTGGAAAAAGGAAGTGATGAATTTGAAATTCATTATAAATTTTCAGGACACAACTACAGTGAATATACAAATAAAGACTTCACCGCAACAGCCTTCCACACTTGGGACGAGATTTTTTACACTCTATCCCCTCTAATGATGAACGAGGCTCAGGAATACATATTAATTGAAGCGCTTAACTCTATGGTTGAGCATAGCTGTAAAGAAGAACACGCCAATAATACCGAACTAGAAAACCTTACACTGACAAACTTTACAATAAACAAAGATGACTATCAAACGATAAAAATTCAACTGCGGGCACTAGGCCTGATAGTGCAAAGTGAAAAAAATAGAAGCGTAAAGAACATGGCTACTTATTGGACATTGACTCCTTATGGAGACACCGTCATGACCAGGCTTCGAGCTAAAAGAAAAACTACTGCTCATACCTGACAACTCATTTTGATTGAAAAAAATCCTTAACCTCCCTGAAATCACTTCCCCCTCATGAACCGCCCGCACTGGGGTCATGAAGACACAACTCGCCATAAACACCGACCTCTCTGATGGCAAGGCGCCCGACTGGGTCGAACTTATCTCGCCCGGCCCAAAGGTCTAGGTCGCGACGGCCAGCAATGGCTGTTCGATGAACTCACCGGGACGTTGGCGCAATCCAGCTTCACCGGCCGGGCCATAGACCTGCCAATTGACTGGGAACACGCCTCCCAGCACCGCGCGACGAAGGGAGAAAGCGTACCGGCCGCTGGACTGCTCGCCGGGACGGTTTGATTGGCGACGGCGGCGGCATTGAGTCAAAGTGCCCATTCAATGAGGCCGTCCACGTCCGCACTTGGCTCGAAGGAATGCCTGAGGAACACAAGCCGCAGGTTCAGGGCTACATGTTCGTCACGGGCCGCGAATGGTGGGATTTCCTGTCGTTCGATCCGCGCCAAGATGAAGATTACCGCCTGTACATAGAGACCATCAAACGCGATGACGAGTACATCGCGATGCTTCATCAAGAGCTGGTCCAGTTCAATTTGGAGCGTGGCCGGATGGTTGACGAAGTAGCGGATAAAGCGCGGGCACAAGCCCATCGATTAGGAGCCGGATCATGATCAGTCTCAACCTCAACGCTGTTCGGGCAAAGCAGACTGAGTCGGAACGGATCGAAGCTGAGATGGCTGACTTCTGGACGCGGCCCGGCGGCAGCTTCAAAGAGTTGCCGCCGGCCCGCATGAAGCCAAGGCCTGCGCGGCGCGACCGGGTAGACCCTGAAACGCTCCTCAAGCGGCGCCCGAAGCCGATATCGGCTGCCGACCGCAAGGGCCTGCGCAAAAATGGCGGACTCGCTATGAAGTCGAAACGAAAACTCAACAACGGCTTCGTCCGAGCTGAGCGCAGTTGCCGGGCGCTGCTGCGCACCAACCACGTCGCAGTCGTGAACATCGATCCCAACGGCAGCCAGATCATGGCGAACTGGAAGAGCTGCCAGCAGATCCGTAGGCTGGCGATCGCAAACGCGATATTCGACTTCTCCTACCGCTGGACGATCTACATCGGTGCCATGTGTCGCGACGAGCGCGGCGCCGAGTACATCAAGTCGGTGGAGATCTCGCCGGAAGGCATCTACAAGGTCGAGCGCCTCACCGATGCCATCGAGCATTACTACATGAAGCTACGCAGCAGCGCGAACCCGACCCATCTGGTCGCATCAGGCTGGATCGCCATTCCCGACGAGATTTCGATGGGTGAAGCCCAAGCCGCGAAGCTGTTCTACGCCGCAGGCGCCTGGCATCAGGTGAAGGTAGCTGCGTGAGATGCTCCAGAGGAGATACGGCAATGACGCGGCTCACCTGTAAATTCGTGATACGCATAACCGGGAAATAACGAAAGCAGTTTAGCTGTCACTTTTCCCATAAAACTCAGCGATTACCCGGCATGGAAACGCATGATTTTTAAGATAGCAAAACCCAAAATCCTTAACCAATTTTCTCACCGGCTTTGACCTGAAAAAAATATAGCTGGTGAATACAATTCTTTCCTCTGGAAGCAGAGTATCTCTAAATAGGTTAATATAATAGCGCTTTTCATCTTCAGAAATTGATGAGCTTGCTATTGTAGTTATCACCCTGACCACTCGATGAATAAAAATATTAAGATCATCATTCTCGACAAGTTCAGAAATGTGCAGCCTAGATGACTTTAATTGATCCCTTGTGCTCATAGAGTCGAATTCGGAACGTTTCTCCAAAATCTTTCTTACCACTTCCGAAACCATTGAGCGCTTGGCTTTCGTATCTTCACTTTGAATGCGCAAGAACGTTTCGCAGTACTTTTCCACCCGATCCACCAGGTGGAAAAACGTAGTTTCAAATTTTTCAGCCTCAAGTATTTTCTGCTGCAAAGCCATAAAACTCGTCGTTTTTCTTGCCTCATTTGTCTGGATCATCGTCGTTCTTAAGAGGACCAAGAGTGCCAAAAAACTCAGCACCGGATTTATCAAGCCACCTACAAAATCACCAATTTGCCCGATATTGTTTTCAATATTAAGTTTTTTGCCATTGAGCATCACGAAGAACAAAAGCACGACAGCAGCAATAACCAGCGCCACCCAGATAATTAAAACGTTATTCAAAGGCTGATGATCAACTTTCGACTCTTGGGAACCAATCTCAATCTTTAGCTTAAAAAAACTAAAAATACTAACACTTAAAATAAAAACTATTAAAGCGATTAAAATAAACTCTCTCAACCCCTGCTCCTCGCCATCTATATCCATAAAACTCAGCCCACCTACTGACGCATTCTCACCTGAATGCCATACATTTGCCACTAGGTAGTTTCAGAAAACAAAACCGCAGATGACTGGAAAATCCTCATGTCAATATCGCGCCGACTATTCTTGCCACGGCCTCGATCTGTGGCTGCGACCTATGCTCTGTATCATTTCCCCCCGTGAACCTGCTACGTATGCATCGTACGACGCTGCTGCAGAGGTTACTGCTCAGCGCGTAACGATGTTCGTCACCTCCCATGAACCCAGGCTGCACACCAAGCGCGACAAGCTGGCACCGCGCATGAAGGAACTGGCCGACAAATGCCTCACTGTCATCGAGGCAGCCAAAGAGACGGGCGTGGAATCGAAGCGCGCCGGCCTCACCGCCCGCGAGAACAGCATCAACTTTTCGGAGCCTCAGTGAAACGAACCATCAACCGGGCGGGCGCGCCATCTACAGACCTGGCTGGACTTGCCGGCCAGCGGAATTAAAGAGGTAGGCCATGGCCGAGGAAAAGGAACTGACAGAGGAAGCCAAGAAGCAGCGCAGGAAGCGCGAGAAGGCAGCAGCAAAGGACGCTGCATCGGGCGTCGAGAAGTTTACGGTTGAGGTCGCCGGGGTTTTCAAGCCAGACCTCAAGCAGGTCATGGCCGCACACGGCATCAACAATCAGCAGGACATTCATCAGCGGCTGCTGATCAACCTGATCGCCGCCGACTTCGAAACCCAGGCCAAGATGCTCCGCTGTGTCACGACACTTTTTGTCGGCATTGAAAAGGTGTCGCGACTGATTGAAGCGGCCGGCATGAAGTCGCTCGCCGATGATCCGCCAGAGCCTGAGGACGAGATCCTTACATCATCATACAGCGTGTGTCATAAGGTAATACCAAACATAGGCCCCGCCAAAAATAGCAATTAGTGAGCAAAACTTCAGGAACCTGAATGAAAATTCGCCGCGCTTTACTCTTTTCCATTCTAGTCTAAGAACCTTTTGCACCTCCACGATGATAGTTTCCATTGCTTCGTCCATATCCTTACGGCTCTCCATTTTGCCATTCCCTAGATGATGTAAATGACCAATGAGAGATGCATGCTCTTTAGGGTTAAGCCTCAGCCTCATTCTCGCAATGCGCATCTCTACGTTGACAACATCGTCATGGCGAGAGTCTAGAAACGCTTTAACATCTTCATTGGCAGCCGTTTTTATTTCAAGCGTGGCGATCATTGTCGACCAATGCCCCGCGAGGTGCGCTGCATCCTCTCTAAGCGCATCAATCCATGACTGGCGAAACTCCGACGTTTTCTGATCCTTCGAAAGGATTGAGACAACCAACGACGTCATTGCAGCTATAACTGCTGCAACTAAAACGCCGATCAGGGGAATCAAGAGAGTTTTATCCACGCACAAATCCTTATAGCCGGCCCAATGCCGGGCCGAACACAAATACCCCACTTCTACGAATCACGCCAGCCGGCGAGGCCCCCCTATGCCACCTTCTCACCAGATCCTGGTCGGCGACTGCATTGAAATGATGCGCACCCTTCCAGACAACAGCGTCGACAGTGTCGTGACTGACCCGCCGTACGGCCTGTCCTTCATGGGCAAAAAGTGGGACTACGACGTTCCAGCGACCGAGGCTTGGGTAGAGTGCTTGCGCGTACTCAAGCCCGGTGGGCACTTGCTCGCCTTCGCCGGCACTCGCACCCAGCACCGCATGGCTGTCCGCATCGAGGACGCCGGGTTCGAGATCCGCGACATGATTGCGTGGGTGTATGGCTCCGGCTTCCCGAAGTCGCACAATCTCGGCGGTTCGCACGAGAGCTGGGGCACAGCATTGAAGCCGGCGCTTGAGCCAATCACTGTGGCCCGTAAACCATTTTCCAGCACGGTCGCTGCCAACGTCATAGCGCACGGAACCGGCGCCCTGAATATCGATCGATGCCGGGTAACAACCGGAGACGACACGGCTCGGGTCAGTAACGGAGCAATCAAGGGCGGTAACTTCGCCGCAGGCGGATCTGCGCCCGGCCCGATCGCCGGCGGACATTCAGATGGACGCTGGCCCGCCAATCTAATCCACGACGGCAGCGCCGAGGTAGTCGCACTGCTCCCCGCTCAGGCGGGCGTAGCGGCACCGGTGACGGGAAACGAACCGACGGCCAACGGCCAACGGCTTCAGCGGACCGGTCAAGTACAGCGGGATGCGTGAGCGGGTGCCCGGCGCTCTCCACTCGACAGTGATAGCGCTGCCCGCTTCTTCTACTGCGCCAAGACCAGCCGCAAAGATCGAAACGAGGGCCTGCTCAGCTCGGACGCTCCTGCTGTCGCCAAGGACGCAACCATGCGCGACTGCGAGAAGGCCGAGTGGAGTGCTCGAAACGGTAACAGCCACCCTACGATTAAGCCGACTGACCTGGTGGCCTACCTGCTGCGCTTAGTGACACCCGCTGGCTGAGAGACGCTCGATCCATTCATGGGCAGCGGCAGCACCGGCAAGACCGCGATGCGCGAAGGCTTCCAGTTCATCGGCTGCGAGATAGACGAACAGTACGCGGCGATCGCTAGGAAACGTATCGAGCATGAAATCAAGAAAATGGTTGAGGCGGTGATTGGAAATGATCAATTAGATCTCTTCGGCACCGCCTAAACCATCAGTACTCGTCGATTAAAGAAGTTCTCACGCTGTAAAAAGATCAATCACTTCTGCGATTGTATTTTTCTTCATATCTGCTGCGCCAGGCTTATTTCCCTTTTTAGTGCAATCGAATTTATAGCTTTGCAGCTTAACGTTTTCGACCTCTTCTTTGATGTTAGCCAAATCTTCTTCTAACAACGATAGCGAGTCGCCACTTCGAAATGACTGCCTAGCAGGAACGCCCGTAAAATCAGGAATAACGCGAACATCATTCGTCCTTCCGTTTACGACAGTATCGAATGCATGGTAGATACCAATGTAGCGCTCATCTGGCTTCAGCAAGACAAGCGTTATCTTAAGATCTTTATAAACGGCCTCTGCACCGCTGGGCGTGGTTGATACTTGGAAACCATTCACTTCCAAGTGGTTACGGAAATCGTTTGTGATGTCTTCATTCATTTGCTTGCGAAAACCATCATTAAGCAGAGCTAGCTTATTTCCAGCGGCATCTATTTGTTCGCGCACTTCAGCGAGTTTCTTAGCTTGTTGTAACGACATGCTCGTATCTCCGTGATGAACATATGCCAGTCATGATGGCGATCTGGTTGTGCATCACTTACTGCTCCCAATCCACCCTCCACCGCCCGGGATTCACCGGCGAGGATCTTTATGCAATCAGCAATCGACTTGTCGCCGGTTTCGGCGGCCTGAAGGCCATCCGGGAGAAGTCACCGTTCTGGCTACAGAACGCAATCGACCTCGCGCTCGTTACTGCGCAGCGCCGGACGGATATTTTGAGTATGCGGTTCGATGGGGTTCGGGAAGGTTTTTTGTATGTCGTGCAGCAGAAGACAGCCAAAGCCAGCGACGCGGCGTGGATCCGGTTCAAAGTAACCGAAGAACTCCAGGCGGTGATCAGCCGGTGCCGTGATGACATCGTCTCGCCGTACCTGATTCACCGCCGGCCAGACCGCAAAAAGCAGAAGCAGGCGCAAACGAAGGATCACTGGACTCAGGTCGAAGAACGATATTTGACGCGAGCCTTCAAAGAGGCCCGCGAAGTGGCGGGTTGTTACAAGGGATGGAAAGAAGAGGAAATGCCGGGCTTTCACGAAGTGCGTGCACTGTCACTGCACCTCTATCAGAAAGCCGGAAAGTGTGAGTTAGCAGCGGATTTGGCACCGACCAGGACCTTGCAAGAGATTCCGAGCTGACCGCTAGAAGCCGCGGCCGACGGATCTTTCGAGGGTTCAGCGGCACTCAATCGGTGCCAACTACCTGCAAAATGGTTTGTCACCAAAACAGCAAGAAGTCGGGTGAATTTGCGGTCTGTTTGGCACTGCGGTTTGGGCCCAAAAACGTCGAATTTGGAGGTATGAGGCAGGCTCTCGGACGCGATTGTTTGCTTCCAAATCGGCCCCTGGGTCTTGTAATCAAGGGATCTTCAGAAGGTCCACAGCCCGTCAGCAATCAATTCGAATAGATGCGCCCTCCCCGCGCTCTGTTCCGTTTACCTAGCGCACAATCGGAGGTCCGGCCTAAAGGTGCTTCCGTTTGTCTTCAAAGGCACGGCCAGCGTGACGTACAGCCTGTTTCGCGGTTGTTGGATGGTGACCTTTAAGAACGAAGAATCGGAACTGAGCTTCCAGGGTTTAGCGCCGCGGAGCGGTTTAGGAAAAACGCCCTAATCGCCCACGGACGCGGCGTTTGGCAAGGCTATCTGACATGCGAAAAAGCTGAGAAAGGAAGAGAAATATCAGACAGGATTGGTGCCAATGGCAGCGCGAAAAAGGGCCAAAAGCGGCGTGAACTCACATCTGGTCTGAAGCAGTTCCAGACCTCAATATCAGCGAATTTACCGGGTAGTTTTGCGCAAGTTTTGCGCAAGTTTTGCGCGGGTTTTGCGCAGGCACAAAAAAGCCGATCCATCTGATCGGCTTAAGTGTCTGATTTTAATCAGGAATTATGGTCGGGACGGAGTGATTCGAACACTCGACCCCTAGCACCCCATGCAAGCGGACTGCCCTACAGCCCGCCAAACCAGAGGCTTCGCGCCGGGCGCTCGCTGCAACGATGCCCAACCGTGCGCAACCGTGTTTTACAAAGTCACTCGGAAAGTCACTGAGCCTTTTTGGCACCATCCCCGGCGTTCTGCCGATCTAACAATTCCCCTGCTACTCTGGTTTCTTCCACGGAGGAAACCAAAATGCCGAACTCAGATCTACTCCCTTCCCTGCTCGTCAAGATCAACGAAAATCAACTCGCGCTCGAAGCCGCCATTATGGAACTCACCCTTTGGGTCGAGCAGCGGGGATCCGCCGATGTCGCCGAAAATGTCCGAAGCTCTCTGGCCGCGCTCGATCGGAATGAAGAATTCATCAGAATGACCTTGGCTGTTTTGATGACGCCCGACTGACAGCTCGTCGCCTCAATCTCGCCCGCTGGCACGGCCTCGATTACTGTATATGCAAACAGTATTCAGTAAGGCGTGCCCGTGGAACCCCTCTATATAGAAGATACAGACGATTGGCTCGGCAACCCGACCCCGCTCGAAACCTGCCGACACCAGCTCAGGATGTACGAGAACGAATTTGAAGCGCTCACTCTCAAGCTTGATCGAGCGTTGGTGAATATCGAAGGCCTGGTCAGAGACAATGACGCGCTCACCCAGGAGAGAAATTCTCTCAGGGCAAAGCTTCAGTACGCCGAGGGGGATTTACTGAGCGAAAACCGCAGATTTGCGGACGTCGAGCACAACAGGAACCATCTGTTCAATGAAAACCAGCGCCTGCTCAGGGAGATTCGCGACCGCGACGAGGAGGAATGAGCCATATCCTGGCTACGGCACGTCCTTGAAGAAGACGTGGTGACCGAGCTTTAGTGTCTGCTTGGCCTTCGCCGCCCAGGCCGGGGCCTTGATGCTGGTGGCGTAGTAGTGCGTGGCACCGCCGGTAGGATCGGGCACTTTCCCATCGATCACTTGGTCAGCCGCGATCCGGCACTGCGCCAGCTCGCGGAACGGAATCTGCTTCACGCCAATCAGGAACTGGTAGTTCGGGTCAGTCTTGTTCCAACAGCTGAACTGGTACTTCGCTTGGCACACGCCGGCGTAACCCTCACCCCACCACGATTTTTCCCTCCCATCAAACACGCGGTTGCGAATCGTCCAGGCCACGGCGATCTGGCCGGCAGTTCCTTCGCCGCGAGCCTCGCCCCACAGCGTGCGCGCGAGGATGTCTCGATCTTTTTCGGTTGCAGTCATCACTATCTCCAGGCACAAAAAAACCGCCTAATGGGCGGCCGGGTGTTCGTCATTGATCAGTTTGAAGTCGGTAATGGGTATCGCGCTTTGATCGCTGCAACCGATGTCACCCAAGGCGTAAAGTCAGGCTCAAGGCCTTGGCTCAATGCGTCGTAAGCGATCTCCAGACGCACCGGATCAGACTCCGCTTGATAGGCGGCGCGGCGCAGCGCGTAGACCGCGTCAAGTTCGGCCTTGAGCTGATCAGCTTTGCGCTGCTCGGCGGTGATGACTTTGCTGAAATCGATATTCATCGGGGCAGGCTCACTTCGCCGTCGGGCGGGTTGGCGATATCCGTCGGGAAGCACGCGGCCTCACTGGCGTCCGTGGTGATCGGTAGCGACAGGGTGATGATCAGTTTGCCGCCGATGCGCTCCACAGGCGCAACGACACGTGCACAGCCAACTGCATCGGCAGGTAATGTCGCCCCGTCCGGCAATGCGGTGAAGTCGAAGGTCTCGCCATCGATGGTAAGCGCGTCACCGGATTTGAAAAGCGTCATGACGCCTTCCATTCGAATTGGTGAAAGTTTGATGATCATTTTGTCTGCCTTTTTAGAACCAACGGCCTACTGCCAATAACCGGCAGCCTCGAGCAGTCGAGTCACTGTAAAAAGAAATCCTCAACCAACTGGCATTCACGTTGGTGGGCGCGCCTGCCAGCCCAACCACCCCGGCGCCGGAGTTGGGTGTGCCGGTTATCACCGGCTCTGTCCCGGAGGCGAAGGCCGCGGGGTATGTCCACGTCGAAGCACTACTTATCCAGCTGTTACCTGACACGGTTACGGCTCCAATACCCCCCGAGGAATACGTGCAAATCTGCGTCCCGTCGGCAAATCGAACCCAGTTGCCGTTGGCATTGGAGCCGCTCTCGACGACATTCCGACCGGCAAGCTGAAGTCCGACAGGAACGTTCAGTACGCCTGCATATGAGTAAATCATGAACGGTCCGCCGGCGGTGTTGCCGGCATTCACTGAGCGCCAACTGAAACCACCCGTCCCGCCACCCTGATTGCAGGTGAAGGACACAGCGCCCGACATGCCACTGCCATTTCCAGTCTCGTTCCATCCAAGGAAGCCGCCGCCTGCTGAAGGCACCGCGCCGGCGGTAACGCGCAGCGAGTTGAAAGCGGGCGCGTACGAGCCGCCCGCAGAGGGCATTGCGCCGATGCCGGCCAAAAGTTCGGAATTGTTGTTCGCGGCGATCCCGGTTCCGCCCTTGCTCAACGGCAGAATGTCGTAGTTTCCGGTTGTGCCGAGGGCGGCCATTTTCGGGCCATAAGCGTTGACCCAGCTTCGCACCTCGTCACTCAAGGCTTTTTGGTAGCCTTGCACCGGAGCGACTGCATAGGTCGCATTCGACGCGGTTGGCCCAAGGTAAGGAGGGCTGATTGAAATCACCGTATCGCTCGCGACATTCGCAAGCTCATACAGACGCCCATCAGGGCCAATGAAGGCATCCCCAATCCGAGTATTTGCCGCGAAGGCAGTGTTTACGCCGGTCACGGTGCTTGAATTTTGGGTGACAGAAACCGTACCCAATCTGTGCCAGGGCATGGAAGCATCCTTTAAATTGATTAAGCGGCTTGTTTTGCGAAAACTGCCGGAAGGAAAAAAGCGAACGGATTTGATGCAGCAACAGTGATCGCGTAGAGCTTGTTGTTGGGAAAGTCCCACCAGCAGTAGAGGTTTCGGGGAATCCCACTGCCCGAAGTCATCGGCATGCCGAACGTGTTCAGGAGCATGAATTCGTTTTGTGGGAAGTCGAACGGAACCGAGTAATAGATGCGGGTGAGCCCTTGCGCATCGAGGTCATAGGTGACGTAGTTCCAGTTTTGGAAAGCCCGGGTGAACGTGGCATTTGGTGTTCCTGAATCGAACAGCAGTTTCCCAGCACCGTCCCACAAGCGCATTCCGTATTGAGCAACGGCCTGCGCCGCGAAGGCAGACACAAAATATCTTCCGTTGGGCTGAGCTGTGAGCGCGTTGTAGGCCCGAACATAGAACCCGGTCCAGTTGCCAGCCGATCCGATCAGCCTCATCTGACACAAGCCCGCAACCGCATTGACAGTATCAGGACGCACAAATACCAGCGGAGGCTCCTGCGAAGTCACTGGCTGTGCGAAATACGTCGTTGAGCCGAGCCCTCCCTCCTCCGTTGGTGCAAACCTCCCCGAAGAGATCACCATCAACCGAGCGAACTCGGAATCGAGCGTGATCACATTGTTGTTATTGCTGAACTCAAGACCATAAGCCATCAGCCCCACCTCATTACGATAAGGCGCATTGTTCCAGACGAAACGTTGCTGGCTGCATAGGTGCGCGTGTGGTTGTAAACCCGAGCTACACCGTCGAGCATTTCAGTCTCAAACTGCATTTGGTTGGCGTTGTACGTCCCGTTCGGAATCACGATGGCTGTTCCGTTGCTTGGCCCAACACCAGGGACAGAGAAGTCCTGACTGCTTTTCGGCCCGACTGGAAAAGTTACCAGTGTCGACAGCACAACTCGAATCGTGAAAGAGTTTTCGTCTAACTGGAGCGCCCCGTCGGCGCCCCAGATTCTCACGCCATAAGCACTCATGCGTTCAAATTCCCCCACTGATAACGCTTGACGCCGTTCTCATCAAACACCTTGCCGCCGTTGTTGTTGATGGTTTGACGAGCGCCGCCGCCAAGAGGGCTGTTCAACTCGAAGTTGCCAGCCTTGTCGATGCGCCATCCCTGTACGCCGGCGATGTAATTATCCGACTGAATGAAGAAGCCAATCTTGGCGTTTCCAATCGAAGCGTCTTGGATGAAAGCAGCATTCATGAACACCTGTCCGCCCTGCACTGCGAACGGAACTGATACGGCGCCGCCGGCAATGGTGTTAACGATGGCAAATCGGTCTGCGCTCACCAGGAACTGGCTTTGCAAGCCGGCCGGTCCGTTCTCAATACCAAGACCGACACCCGCAGCGATGTACTGCCCGGTGCCAGAGTTGTACTGCATCTTCACTGACCAACTCGCCGCGACCTTTCCGTTCACGTCGTTGATGATTGATGTGTTCTGTTGGATCGCAGTTTGCTGGTCACCGACGGTCGTGCTGAGTTGACTCAACTGCTGAGTTGTAGCTTGCTGATTTGTGGCCACTACCTCTTCAAGCAGCGTTACGTTCGCTGAGTTTTTGGCCACTGTTGCAGTCAACTCTGTCTGACGCCGAGCAGATGCCTCATTTTCTGAAGCTCTGACCTTCTCTTCGGAGGCAATTGCGGCCGTACTCGTCCACCCCTTCATCGCGTCTGCCAGATCACCTTCACCGTCATCGTCCCGATACGAAGCACGAAGCGCCTGAAAGGCCGTCGCTTGCGCCGTGACTACGCCGTCGAGTTCATTAATCTCGGCGGTGTTGGTGGCGACCTGCTGGGCAAGGCCATTCGCTGTTTCGACCGTTTGGCCCACGTCGAGCCAGTAGAGCGGGTTCGGCGGCGGGGTTTGGATAGGTACCGGGCCAGTGGCTTGATAGATCCGCTTGCCCTGCACCACCAGGTCGTACTCGACGTAGGTGGCTTCGGGGTCGTAGCCCTTCAATCCGTCGAGCTCGTCAATCTGCGCCTGCAAGCCTGGGATCTTCTCGATTTCTGCCAGAAGATCCTCGCCTAGTTCTGTCTCTGTGATCTTGCCGGCAAGCGCCGCCAGATAAGCCGAAACGTCGTTCGAGGTCTGAGCCGGAACATAGAGGAAAGAGCTCTTCCCATAGGCGTTGGATGAGCGGACGAAATAGTAGTAGTTCGTCCAAAAGCCCAGCCCCGTATGAGTGAAGGACAGCCCTTGCCCCAGATACTCGGCATCAGCAGAGGTGGCTGTCGGCGAAGTGCTGAAGAAGTACTCGTAGGTGCCTCCGTTCAGTCCGTTTTGCGAGTTGCTCGGAATCAGCACGATGCTGTCGATAGAGGACTGCACCACGCAGCTTTCCGGGATTGGCGGGCCATTGATGCTGA